CGCGCGACGCGCCTGCTTGCGGTAGGCGGCGCGGACTTCCTGGGCATCGGCATCGGGGCCTATGCCCAGGACGCTGTAGAGATCTGCGGATTGACTGCTCATCGAGGAATCACGATAGCCCCAAAAGTGTTGAATCTTCCCGTATTCCGTTCAGGTTCAGGCTCAGGGCGAACCTTGCGCGGCCAAGATCGCGCCGCATAGCCATATATATATGACTCGCACCGTAAAACTTTCAGGGGAATGGACGGCAGCCGTCCGGCAGTACATGTACGCCATGAAGCTGGCGGGCAATAGTGATGTGACGATTACCAATCACAAGTATTCCGCGCGCCGGTTCGCTGAGATGCTCACTCAGCGCGGTTGGAATACCCCGGCAGAGGTACCCGCCGATGGTCTGATCTTCTGGTATCTAGATCAGGAATGGGCACCGTCCACGCGACGGTGTTACCGGGCGATTCTGCGGGCATTCTTCGCCGCCCAGGTAGACGCCGGCCAGCTTATGCACAATCCCGCCGAGCGGCTGCCTAAAGCGCCGGGGGGTGCCCATAGGCCGCGACCGGCGCGTGATCCGCTGATCGCTGCGGCAGTGTTAGCCGCTGATGAGCGCACGCAACTACTGATCGAGCTAATGGCCTATATCGGGCTGCGCAGGGCTGAGGCTGCCCAGGTGCGCCGGGAAGATGTGCAGGGCGGTCCCGGCACCTATGAGCTGCGGGTACTCGGCAAGGGCTTGAAGCTGCGGATCTTGCCGCTATCGGACTACCTCGGGGATAAGCTCTTGAGCTGCCCACCGGGCTATATCTTCCCGTCCACGAATACCGGGCATGACCATATCCACGTCTCTCGGGTCAATCAGCTCATTTCCACGGTGCTCGGTGAGGCCGGGATCAGTCCCCATATGCTGCGCCACCGCTTCGCCACGCGGGTCTATGCCGAGACCAAAGACATTCGAGCAGTGCAGGAGCTTCTAGGGCACGCCTCGGTCACTACCACGCAAATCTATGTCGGGGTCAGTGACGCGGCTATGCGCAGCGCAGCGGCGACCGCTGGCAGCTTTCAGGAGCTACCAGCAGCCGCCTAACCTGCCTACCGTTGCGCGGGGGTGTATTCCTCGCGCGCGGGGGTGTTCTTCGCCGCCAGGGCAGCCGGAGCGACGCCGAGCAGCAGCGCCAGCGCTTGACCTATCTGCGCGCCCGTCTCTGCGGTGAACAGCCCGTACAGGGTGCCCAGCGAGAGCAGTGCCACGGCGACCAGATAGACGGCCTTGCGGAGCTTGCGATCTTTAATGATGCGATCCATGGGGGTATCTCCTACTTAGATGGGATCTTGATTTTCTGACCGGGCTTGATCAGGTCGGGATCTTTCAGAGCGTCATTGACACTCAGCACCTGACCAGTGGTGAAACGGAACTTTGCGGCGATCCCGGAAAGGGTGTCGCCGGACTTCACGCGGTAGACCCAGGGGGCCGGGGCGCGCTTGACCTTGGAGGGGATTTTCAGCGCTTGCCCCGTCTTAATCCGGTTCGGGTTGCTCACGCCGGAGAGACGGGCAATCGTGGCAACGCTCGTGTCATACTTCGCCGCGATCCGCGCGAGCGTGTCACCGGCCTTGACCGTGTAGACCCAGGGGGCGGGGGCGTCGGAGCTGCCACCGCTAGAGCCGGTGCCGGTGCCGTACTTGACGGCAGCGTAGGCGCGGGCTTCCCGGTCAATGCGGGCCAGATCGTAGCCGCTGCACGATGTGGTCATATAGTGCTTGTGCAGCTTGAGCGGGAGGTCATTGCCGAACTTGCGACGCATGACGGCGACCTCGGCGGCGATAGCAGCGTAATCGCCGTCAGAGCGCCGGGGGTTGCCCTCGATAGATAGGGACTTGACGTTAGCGGGGCCAGCGTGCCACGCGATATCCATATCATCGACCATCCGGGCGCGGCGACCGTCCTCAACAATGCGGTGCGCGCTTGCCTGAGTGGCGTCGCGGGCCAGCCAATTGACCGTACCGTCAAAGGTCGGACGGCGGGCGGGCTCATCCCACCAGTGGATAAGGATTTCCTCAATCGTGCGGCGTGCGCCGAATACCTCTAGGGCGTCGGCCTCGCGGGTGTAGTTCGGGGCGGTCTTGCGGGTTTCCAGCGTGGGTAGCTCGTAAATGCTCATCGGGTCGGGCTCACTTTCTCTAGTCGGTCTATGCGCCGGATAAGGGTTATCTGACGTTCATCGGAGACGGTTAGGCGGTCGTGGACCTTGAGCAGCGCGGCGTTGGTCTCGCGGTGCATACTGGCGGCCTCGGCGCGGGCGCGGTCCATATCGTCACGGAGGTTTGTGCCGTGATCGTTTTGGACCTGATGCCGGATTACGCCCAGCTCAGTGGCGATAGCTTTCACGCGGCTGAGAATCAGGCCGAGCGCGCCGATAGCGGCAGCGATCGAGCTAATGAGGGCGGCGATAGTTTCGGCGCTCATGCCGGACCTGCTTTCAGGGGGTAGCGGACACCAGTAAGGACCGTCCACGCGCCTGAACCGGTATCGCCACCGGAAACGCCATTCATCTCGATAGCGCCAGTGGTGTCTACGGTGGCAGCGGCCATGTTTGAGCCACCGCGGTTATAGAGCGAGATCCAGACCACGGCGTCGGGGCTTGCTGCGTGCGGGAGGTTCGCAATGGTGGTGCTCGTGCCGTTGCGGATGAATCCCTGTAGCTCTACATGCCCACCAGACACGCGGTACGCCGGTTCTGCGCCTTGGTAGTGTTCCCAGCCATTGAGCAGGTACGGGGTCAGGGGCAGCCACTCAGAATCCAGCTCGGCGGTAATCACTTCGCGGATCAGCTCGGAGAGTTGGAACTGAGTCCAACCGGTGGCGTCGGTGGCCGCCCGGTGTAGCACCTCGTCAATTCGCTTATTTGAGTCGCTAAGCATGTCGGGATACTCGTGAATCAGAGTGTCCATGCTCGGCGTGGGTAGGTTGTAGTGCTCGGTAGCCACGGGTTATCCCTCTCGTATCTCGGTCAGTTCGGTGAAATCGCGCATGGTCATCTGGTTATCCGCTGCGGCTAGGTTCGCTGCGCTTGCGAGCCCGGTGCCGGGGTTGCCTGATTCGGCCAGGTCTCGGAAGCTCAGGGGGGTATCGTCGGTGGGTTCCAGGAGGGTGTAGCCGGTGTCGATCCCTAGGGCCATTTCCCAGCGCTGCGCCCGGTAGTTCCAGGTCAGTTCTCCATTGAGCGCGGTGCCTCGGTAGGCGTCATAGATCCCTTCGGGAGCGCGCACGCCTAGACCGTGTATCGAGATCCACATAGATTGGCGGGTTTGGCTGTTCATCAGCATTGACAACAGGCCGATATCCTCGATCAGCTCGGGCCGGACGATCCGCACGCCGGTCAGCTTCCAATCTCGATTGGAGTGTGACCAGTAGAGAGCGCCGAACTCGTCGCGCTCATCGGGATCAGTGATCTCGTAGCACATATCTTGGACAGTGATCGAGTTAGTACCGCGATCCTCGATACCGGGGCGGCGGATAGGCCCGTTGGGCACCCATTCCATAGTCCATTGGGTATTGCCCTCGTCGTCCTCTTGTTTGAGTCTGCGGGGCCATTCTCGGATTACCTGGGAGATCAGTGCATCAGGATCGACCGCCCAGTTAATCCCGGAGCGATCCACGGCGGCAGCCGGGACCACGGGTGACGGCAGCCCTTCACCTAACGGGGTATCGAGTTCAGAGAGCGGCGCCCATGAGAACACGCCGTCAGTAACCGACGCGGCCAGGTAGGTAATGCCGTACACGTCGCGGGCGGTGCGCTCTAGCCGGATTACGGGATCTCGGAGGTTGCCCTCGTCGTCGTACTCGCGGCGGGTGGCGTCTAGGATCACCGACCGTGGCCCGTCCTGGGTCATCAGGTTTTGGAGCAGCGTCACTACCTTGAGTGACGGGACCGCGAGCACATGAGAATAGGCGTGAGCAGCGCGACCGGGGTAGAGCATATCGAGGCGCATACCGTAGTCCGCGAGAGCGCTGGCAGCTTGGATAAATGCGGGGTTCCATAGGTGCTGGTTACCGGCGTCGATGTACTGTTTTGAGCTGGGGATATTGCCGTCCACGTAGACGCCATTAAGGTCTGCCAGCCAATCCATGCAGGTCACGTCTACGATCAGATCGCCGCGCCGGTTGTTGCTCGCCTTGAGATCGGCAATGCGCCCGGAGAATACCGGGGTGTCGTGGTGTCGGCGCTGGCGGGTAATCCCGTCAGGATCTACCCGCCAGCGGTGCACGATCAGCGGTTGCTCAATAAATACCCGGTCGCCATTCTTCACCGGCAGCGCCGACATATCAGCATCGCGGTAGTGGATACGGAAACGGGCCTCGGCGGGCTGAGAGTCGTCTAGCACGCTATCCCGACCGAACGGCACCGATAGCCCGTCACCGCGCACGAATGCCGCAGCGGAGCGGTCAGACGGCAGCGGGTTAGGGTCCGCGTTCAGGTAGATCGCCGGGGGCACCGGGAACGGTCGCCAGCTCTTATTGAGCTCATCAGCTTGGCTCATTTCTCTTCACCCTTCGCGCCCTTGAAGCGGCGGGTGTACTTCTCGACCTCGCGGCCGATAGCGATAGCGTCACCGACGCCCGCGCGGACCTCGATTTTTCGGTTGTCCTGGTAGACCTCGGTGCGAGCCCCGCCACCGTTGCGGCTAAGGCTGAACCGGCCACCGACGCCGCCAGCGGTCAGGAGGGTGGCGTTTACGTCTGAGACCATCCCCATGAGATCCGGCATTGCCGAGCGCATAGACCCGACCAGGCCGCCCATGATCGCTTTACCGGCAGGGACTAGCATCTGCTTGTCGTAGGACAGCGGACCCTTGTTATCGACGATCCAGGAGCCGATACCGCCCACGAAATCTTTTACCTTGCCGAATGCGCCGGTGAGCCCGCCTAGGAATCCGTCAATGACGCCGCGACCGGCACGCTTGAGCAGGTTGCCCATGTTGCCGAGAGCGCTCGTGATCCGGCCAGGGATGCGCCGGAAGAATCCCAGGACGTTAGAAATCCCGGTGCTGACCGTGGTGCGGAATCGAGACATTGCCGAGCGCACGGTACTGACAACACCGGAGAATCCGCTCGTGATGAAGCTACGGATACGGCCAATGACTGAGAACACCGTAGAGCGGGCGGAGTTGAGCCCGGAGCGCACGGCGGTAAATACGCCGGTCGCTGCGCCCTTGACGGTGGAGACGATTCCTGACCAGGCCGAGCTAAAGAATCCTCGGAGACCGGTCAGCACGCCCTTAGCTGCGCCGAACATCTTGCCGACAATCCACAGTTGCACCAGATTGACTACGGCCTTTACCGCGCCGCCGACGATGGATTTCAGGGCATCCCAGGCAGCCGCCCAATCGCCAGTGAACAGGGCAGTAATCAGCGAGACTACGCCGGTGATTACCTGTACGATCCCCTCGACCGCGCCGACCACGTTGCCGACGATCCCGGAGAAAATCGAGACCACGATAGGCAGCAGGAATTGGATAGCTGGCACCAGCAGCCCTAGGAGCGTGGTGACCAGGGGCAGCACGGCAGAGACTACGGAGGTAATCGCGGTCACCACGGGTGGCAGCACGCCGGATGCGAGCTGCACGAATAGCGGGATGATCGCGCCTAGTACCTCTTGGGCCAGCGGCATGAGTGCCCCGACCACTTGAGCGCCGGAGCTGGCGATCAGGCCGAGCATGTTGCCAATGAGCGGCAGCACCGGGGTCAGGGCTTGGAGGATCAGAGAGAGCGGGGAAAACGTGGTGATCAGGGTTCCGACGATGGGGCCGAGACCGCCCAGCGCGCCACCTAGGCCGCCCTCTGCGAGTGCGCTGGCGAACGTATCGAGCACCGGCAGCACGGTCGCGGAGATGAATGCGAATGCCGTTGTGAGTACCGGCAGGAACGCGGTACCTACTGCGGCCTTGATGTTCTCCCATTGGGCAGCGACGCGCTGTTGCTGCCCTTGGAGGGTGTTGGATTCCTTCGCAAAGTTGCCGTGTGCGTCGGCGGTCTGATCCATGATCAGGGCCAGGGTGGCAGCCTGGTTCGCTTCCCCGGAGAGCGCGCCGCCTACTTTAGTGAATCCCAGTTCGGCAGCCTTAGCGTCGATCCGGGCCTGGTTCAGCGATACGCCGTACTTCTCGATTGGGTCACGTTCACCCTTGAGCGCCGACGATAGAGCCTCTACGGCCTCTTTCGAGCTGCCACCGAACATAGACGCGAGATCCGCGCCCAGACTGATTAGCTCATTGGTTTTCGGCGCTAGATCGTCCATGGCGGTACCGCCGTTTTTGAGCTGGGTACCGATGAGGGTTCCCAGCTCGTTATATTCATTCTTCGCCAGCCCGACATTTAGGGCAGCTTGTCCCGACCACTTTTCCATCTGGGTCGCGGACTTCTTGAACACCACGTCAATGGCACCGGCGGATTGCTGTAGGTCCGCAGCGGCGTTTACAGAGTCTCGCCCGAAAGCGATCACCTTAGCGCCCGCTGCGGCCAGCCCGACCACGGCAATAGCTTTCTTCATCAGCCCAGCGGCCTTAGAAGTCTTGTTCATCCCATCGACGGCCTTGCGGGCGTCGGAGAGGATTTTGACCGATAGAACGGCAGTTTTAGCCATTGCGGGTGTTCTCCAATTCTTCGGCCTCTTCGTCTAGAAGATCTATTGCCGTGGCCAGGTAGTCGGGATTATCAATCCAGTAGTCCGGAGTGATCCCGGAGCGGATCGCCAGGAACGTTAGGAGTCGTCCGACTGATCCGCTCGGGTAGGGTCCTCGGCGTTAAAGTCCGCTTCGGGGTTCTTGTCCTCGGGATCTTCGTGGTAGATCCCGGCGTCCACGCACTTGGGCAGGAACTCGTCAAACGTCATGTCAATGAGCTTGTGCACCTTGCACGCGGCGTGCCACGCGGTAAACGCGGCGATCTGGTTGTGCTGGGTATCGGCGTCCCAGTTGCGCGCCTTAGTGGTGCGCTCGGCTTGAAGCTTCGACGGCAGACCGACGCGGAAATCCTCGTGCTCTGTGCCATCTTCCATTTCGATGAAGCCAAAAATCTTCTGTCGTGCCATGGTTATCTACCTCTGATCTGTGATACGGCGTACTGCACGGCCTGGTCATAGACCGGCAGCCAAACGGATTCCATTGCTCGGGCAGCCTCGGAGACGAACGGCTGCCCTTTGATTCCCCGGCTCGGCCAGCCCCAGTGAATCGGGGCGGCGTAGGGCACGCGGGCAAACCCCGCGCGCACGGTAGCCATGGTTTTGGTCCCGGAGCCGCGCACCGTGTCCCTGAGATCTCCGTCTTTGACGGGGGCACGGCGCGCGGCCTCGGCGGTGACAATGGCGGCAGCTTGGGCGTGTGCAGCCTTGAGGTTTTCCAGGTCATCCCCGGCCTTGCGCAGCGTGCGCCGTAGCTCACGCTCGCCCTCGATATATACGCCCGGCTTATCCGCCATGGTGCTTATGCCTCGGGCGTGATGGGCTCATAGTCCCAATCGCCGACGCCCTTAAACTCAAAATCGGACGTGTTGCGGGTCTTGACATCGCCGCCGATGGAGGTTGCGCGGATCTTCACCTGACCCACTACCTTGATGTTTCCTTCGGTGGAGGGGATGAACTCGAAAGGGAATACCTCGCCCTGATGCGTCTTGCACCAGACCAGCAGGGATTCCATGCTCGAATAGTCCTGTAGCAGCGAGCCGGTCAGGTTGTAGGTGACCGTTTCGTCGCCCTCTAGCTCATCGCCGGAGAGCACCGGGATATTGTCCTCGGCGTCTACGGAGGGCTCTAGGGTCATGGCGGTGACCTGGGTACCGAACTCGGCCACGTCGCCGGTGTCACCGAACGTCAGCGAGCCGGGGCCGAGCTTGTTGGATTTGATAGGCATTGCGTGTGTCTCCTTTAGGGGCTATCAGATGTGGTGATGGTCAGCTCATAGGCCGAATATGTGCGGGCAGCGCTACCGGGCTGCCACGCAATCGGGCGTACCTGCTCGATAGCGGTAGGCGGGGCCAGCAGGGCACCGGCAACGCGGTCCAGGTTGGTCCAGCTCGCTAGGTAGTCGTGGTGCGGTCCAGCGGCCACGATCACTTTCCAGGTGATATCCATGGCGTGTGAGGTAATGAACTCGGCAGACGGCGGACCCACGGTGACCACGGCGCGCCCGGAATCGAGCGCGTTGGTCCCTACGGCGATATCGAGCGTGAACACCGCAGTATTGGGGTCTAGCCCGCCCTCTAGCGCGTGCTCTTTCAGCTCGTCCAAGATCGCTTGAGCTTGAGCGATTGAATCGAATGTCATGCAATCCCCGGTCCTACATAGGGCCGCAGAATCGGATATGCGGCGGTCATTGGGTCACGTGCCACGCGCACCGGTGCCGCGTTCTCCATCCCATCAAAGTCCGCGACGCCGTTGCGGGTCTTGCGGCGGTAGTAGAGATCCGCTGAGACCTCCATAACGGCGCGTCGGCGGGTCTTGGGTGGGACGGTAGCGCCGGTGGTGTGATCAGAGATCATTTCCTCGGCCTCTTCCACGCACTGCGTCAGATACGCCGTTTCAGAGGCGTAGTCGGTCTGAACGTAGGTAGCCAGCGCTTGGGGGGTCACGGCACCGGTGTTAGTGGGCTCGGCCATGATCAGGCGGCGAAGTGGACCGGCAGCATAGCGCCGGGATTCGGGGTCAGAGTCGCCATGTAGCCGTAAAGGCTGAACTGCTGGGCCAGGTTGATCACGGTGTCATCCTGAAGCTGCGCCGGTGCCCCAGGGCTTTCCAGGGTCTTAATGGCGGTCGGGTCATAGAACGACGCCACGCGCCCGGTAGTGCCGGGGAGCAGCTTGACCTGGACGCTGGCAAGGTTGCCCTGTACCTGAGTGAGATCGAGAGCGCCCGTCTGGTTGACGCCCTGACCGTAAACGGTCATCAGGCGGTTATCTCCGTCCTTGAGCCGGATCAGCTCTTTAAAGACGTCGGCGGTGACGTAGAGCCCCGCAATCTCATACCCGGCTTCTTCCCGGTTCACGGCGGCATCAACAACCATGTCCAGCCATTCATCGGGACCGGCATCAGCGGCCAGCCGGACGGCGGCAGTTGTATCGGCAGCCTCGGGGGCGTTGAACAGGGCCAGACGGGCGGTGATCAGGTCCGCCACCGTGGTAGCGACGGCAGCGTTAGTTTTCTTGCCGTAGGTCAGCGCCATGGCTTCCAGCGTGGTATCGAGGATCGGCGTATCGGAGCGCTCGATCTCCTGCCGGGAAAGCTCGGTGTAACCGCCGTAGGTCTCGACGGGTGCGGTGTCGCGGCCAAGCTTGATCTTGCCGTAGGGCAGATTAGCGCCCTGCTTCGCCTGCTTGCTGACAACGGTGCCGTCCTCGAGCAACTGCACAAACGCTACGTCCATGCCCTTGTCAGGCAGTACGCCGGTTGTAAAGTCGTTGATGATGCGGCGGCGTGGGCGAATGAGGTTGATGAAGTTGCCGACGAACGTCTCTGCAAGGGCGGCGTCATCCGTGGTACCACCGGTGTAGGCGCGGTGGAACTCGGCGGCAGCCTCATCCTTAGCCACAATGGCGCGGAGGAATTCGCCCATGGAACGGAAGTTCGAGCCCTCGGGGGCGGTGGAGCCGGTGCCGGTGTTGATCAGCTCGACGGAGCGCTGCAAGTCCTCCATACGGGAATTGATCGGGGTCAGGTCATCGCGGGTCAGGGCGTTGGTCTCAGTCACTTTCGGGGTGTCCTCTCGGGAGTTGCTTTCGTGGGGGTTCATGCGGTGCCGAACGTTGGAGATCTCGGCAGACTCATAGGCCGGGAAAGGGACCAGCGAGAATTCCATAGCGCGGACCTTGGTCCAGTGGATAACCTCGGTCCCGTCCTCGCGGGCCTCGACTGTGTATTCCTCGGGCTTGAAGCCAATGGACAGGTGCCCAATGACTTCATCGCGGAGCAGGGTCATAGCCTCATCGCCGCGTGCGGTGCGGGAGATCTTGCCGGTGACCTCGTGCCCCGGCGTATCGCCGTCCACGTCTGCGCCCTGGGTGATCCGGCCAATGGGTTCCCGGTGATTCCAGAACACGCGCGCGCCCTCGGAATCCACTGATCCGGCGTCGAACATCTCTCGCCCGAACCAATGGCCGATTTCCTCGCCGTAGGGGACACCAATGCCGGTGAACTCGCGGGCCTCGGAATCCGCAGCGGCGCGGATCTCCACAGACCGGACCATGAGCCCGTCTGAGTTGGTCAGATCGCCGAGCTTGACAGATCGAGTTAGCCGCCCGTCAGAGTTGGTCAGATCCTCGATTTTCATGCGGGGTTTCCTTTCGCGGCAGGTGCCGGGGTTGCTTTCGCGGGGGCCATGGCGGCGATCTGATCGCGCTGCGCGTCGGTCAGTTCGGGCAGCTTCTCGATAGCGCGGACCTCATCTACCGTCATCCACTTGTCAGAGAGGGCTTGACCGTGGGCGGCGTAGCGGGTAGTGGTGTCGGGGCGTAGCAGCGCCTCAAGATTGGCGCGGGCGGTCTGCCCGTTCGGGATCAGCCGGGTAAATGCCAGCTCGATCTTGCGGAGGTAACCCATAAGGGTGAACCGGGAGAACGCGAGCCAATCCTGTTCCACGTTTGAGTAAGTGGTAGATGATCCCTCGACGGCTGCCAGCAGCAGCGACGCCGGGATGCCGAATAGGCGCGCGACCTCGGTCACGCTAAATTGCTGCGCCTCGACCCATTGAGCATCTTTCGGGCTAATCAGAATTGGCTTGTAGTTGAGCCCCTTGCCGAGCACCTTCACGCCGGAGGGGTTAGACGTGGTGGGCAGCGGTTCGCCGTCGTCGTCTAGACCGTTCCAGCGATTGCGCGCGGTAGTCGTCTCGGCGGACGTAAGTTGTTGCTCGCTGGTCAGAATGCCGGAGGGCTGCCCGGAGCCGTCGAATACGGTGTTTGCGTATTGCTGGGTTTCCAGTGCGCCACGGATGGACAGGCGCGCCGCTTGAATCGGGCCGATACCCCGGAGCTGACCCGGCAGCTTCATCCGGTACAGGTGCTCGATATCGCTGGCGGGGATCGCTTCGCCTTTATGGTGATAGGAAATGCGCTTAGTTCGGGCGTCTTGCTGCGGCAGGACTTCATGGGGGTTCAAGGGCTGTAGCGCGATTACCTCGGAGTTGGAGCCCCGCAGCTTGCGCCAGTAGGCATTGCCCTCGGATGCCAGCGCGAGCACCGTCTGTTCAATGAACGATTCGCGGTCAGTGGTGATATCCGGGCGGCGGAGGATCGCGGGGGTATCGAGTGACGGCAGCGCTTCCCCGTTGCGGATCGAGTCGAAGCTGATCTGTAGGGCGGCAGTGGTGAGGATATCGAACGCGCGGTAAACGGAGGTCAGTCCTACGGCGTCGCGGGCCGAGACGGCAGCAGACGCGCGCTCACGGCTTGGAGGGATCACGCCTACCGGGGCGGCCTCGGAACGGGGCAGGACCGGGCGGGCCGAATCTGGCGCATGACGCGGCGCGCGCTGCGCGGTCGCCTCGGGCTCACGCCCTGTAATCCATCCCATAAATCCCATATGCGAGACCGTAGGCGGCGATCTGCGGGACTAACTAACTTTTGATGCTGTTCAGTGGCAGGAGGTGGCAGTTAGGGGCAGGAGGGGCAGACAGAGCGCCGCTGATTACCAGATCTGTAGCTCGGTGTTTTCCGGCAGATGATCTACCGCCCAGCTCGATAGGGTGGCAGCTTCCAGCGCCGAGACGCTGCCAGATGATGCGCGCCGCCCCCAGACCCACGCACCATCGCCTACGCTGCGCTTAGCTGCCAGCTCGGCGGCAGCCTCTAGGGCAGCGTGCGGGCGGTGCAGCCATGTAGCCGGTCCCTTAGCGCCGGTGGCGTCGCGGGGGGCAATGCCGTTATAGAGCGCCTGACACGCGCCGGAGATCTGCGTTAGCTTCACGTCGATCAGGGGCACGCCCTGACGGAGCGCGGAATCGTAGAGATCTGCCGACGTGCCACCACGGTCAATGACGGCAGCGGCGTCCCAGGCGGCGCATAGAGCCTTGAGCCGGGGGACCGCCCAGGCGGTACCGGGTAGATGCTCGATTACCTCGGTGAGCTTGCGCCCGTCTGGCAGATAGGCGGTCGCGGTGATCGTGGAATCGAGGCCGTCCAGGCCCGCAGCGGCGGCGAATGCCACGCGCGCGCCCTCGGGGATCGGCTCGACGGTCGCGGCTGCGTTCCAGTCGTGTTCTGAGATCACTCGCTGGGTGGAGCCGGTGCGCCGGTTGCCGTAGGCGCGGGAGAACTCAGACACGCCGAGATCTCTTAGCCACTGATCGAGGTCGGAGCGCTCGAATAGGTACCCACCGCCCGGATGGACCTCCCACACGGCATCTAGGAACCGCTTAACGCTTTCGGGGTCATCCTCATCAGGCAGCGCCGTCGCGGGGTCTATGCCCCAATCGAAAAACGCTACATCGGGCCGAGCACCGGCGCGGATCTTGCCGAGCAGATCGTTAAAGAATTCGGATTCTGCGGTGCCCTCGGTAGACATAATCCATAGCTGTGGACGTTGCCCGGTGAGCATTCGCCGCGTGGTCGTCGTCGGGGTGATCGCGCCCATGAGCGCGTTCCCCTGGGCGGCGGTGAAATACCAGGCTTCGTCAATGGTGTTCTTATCCGATTGCTTCGAGTGCAGAGATTGAGCCGTGGGCGGGTGCGGCATGAACTTGGAGCCGTTGGCGATAGATGTGATGGACTCATTGCCGTTGGAATACCGGGGCCGCATAGTGACGGCTAGGGCCGATTCCATCAGCGTGGTCTCTACCATTTCGCGCCACTTCGTAGAGGCGTGCTGACCTGATTGGGCGGTGTACCAGGCTCGGCGGTTCGGGCCTTGATAGCACTGGCGTAGAGAGTCCGCGAGATCCAGTGTCGTCTTACCGGCCTGACGGGGGACGGTGATTACCACGACGGGATAGACGAATTGGCCGGACTCGTCCAGCTCGCCCGCCACGTCGGCAACATAGCGCTGCCAGGGCAGCAGCGGCCAGCCCATCATTTCCGCAATGGCGGCAGTGTGACCGCCGTAGGTCGGTCGCTCGGGGTGCCGGGGGGTCGCCTCGCGGGGCTCGACCATCCCCGGAATGGCCTCTACCGGCGCGAGCGTCATGCTGCGGGATTCGCGGTCGGAATCTGACCTAGTGCGGCCATGAATTCGCGAACACCTTCGGGCAGGTCGCCAGCGTCGGCAGCTGCGCCGTCCTCGCCCTCAATCGTGGCGATGATCGCCGCGAGCTGCATAGCTTCATTGGCAATCGCCCTCCCTTTCCGGTTTCCGGCCTCGATATTGCGGGCCAGCTCGATAGCCACCTGTACATAGACGCGGCGGGCCAGCGGGATAGGCCGATTGGCGTCAATGGCCTTGATGGAATCCTTTACCGAATTGACCAACTCGCCGTCTGAGTTGATCCCCGGACGCGACGCGGAGCTATCAGGAAACAACGCGGGCTGATCGGTCATCGTTTGGCTTCCTTTCCGCGTGATCTCGGGGTTTTTGCCTTTTTTTTAAAGACGGTTGGGGGAGGGATGGCACAAGGGGCGCGGGGTGGCCCGCGCCCCTTGTGCCAGAAAAAACGGAACGATTCAGGATTGACAATTTGCCGAATGCGTGCCGCGCGATCTGATTGCATGATACTCGGTCAATGGCGTGTGATCGAGTTTCATCACGATTGGTTCATGCGAGCCCCTGTGCTTTCAGTGTGTCCAGGCTCGTGTACTTAGCTTTCATCACGTCGCAACCGGAGCAGCGGCGGACGTTGACCATGGCACCGGAGTCCAGGTGATGCACGGCGTAGGGCTCTAGCTGATGCAGTCCAGCGCGGCAGTCAGCCGCCGAGGTGCCAGGGTGCAGCAGGTCCGCAACCCAGCCAATGAACCTATCGAGAGCGATATACAGTGCCTTGAACATGTGTACTACTTCCTTACTGTTTGATGGTTTTTGGTCTTACCAACGGCGTGATGGTGCTGCACCATCGTCGTTAGTGGTCTTGGGGCCATGTTGGGCATACCAGCGGTCTACGCCCTCCATAGAGTCAGCGGGACGCTCGGCCAGTGCGCGGCGCATGACGGTTTCCCGGCCTGGGTCTAGCTCGATCACTTCCCAGCCATAGCGGCGGTACTCGGTGAGCTTGTCGGGCCTCGGGATACTGTCTATGATCCAGACGCCCACGCGGGCGCGCTGGCGGGTGGCCTTGAAGATCGCAGCGCGGCGGGCCGCTTGAGCTATCGACTTGACGTAATCGGGGTAGCTGTGGGTGATCTCGGTATCGGGGTGCATGAATGCAGCGGCTATACGGTCCATATCTATAACCACGTCAAAGCGGCCAGCGTGCTCGCGGACATAGGTTGTCTTGCCCGCTGCGGGAGGGCCGGTAATGACCCTGATACGCCCGCCTAGGCTGATGTTCTGGCGGCGTGAGTTGCAGGAGACGCACGCGGGCCGGAGGTTGGAGAGTTCATCTGTGCCGCCCTGATCCACTGGCAACACATGGTCTTTCGTGGTCGCGCGGCGGGTGCAGCCGGGTAGCTGTAGGTGGCAGATTGGTCCGTAGGTCTCGATCACTAGCCGGGTGAGAGCTGTAGACGCCCGCCCGCCCTTATGCTTGCGGGTCATCGGTACCCCCGTATTGCGCATTGGCTTCGCACCAGGCTTTTACGTCCCAGGCTGCATATCGGATCTGGCGGGCCACGGTGATGAAGCGGGGGCCGGTGCCGAGCTTGCGCATTCGCTTAACCTTGTCCTCAGACACGGCTAGCAGCGCCGCTAACCCCTTGGTGTCGAGCATCGGCGCGGGCGTGGTCCCAGGCGTGTTGTGGGGGGCTCGGGTGTCGGGGTGCATGTAGCCGGTCATCGTGTCTGAGATCCCATCGTGATCAGTCGCTCGCATTCTTTACAGAGGAACTTGGTTCGGCCAGGTAGGTTCTTTCGCCGCACTCGCTCGCAGCCGGTGCATTCCATCCAGATATCCCAATCCCCGCCCGGACCCGTCAGGCAGGACAGGCAGTAATCCCCACGCTGATAATGGCCGTGACCGCACTTCCAGCAGGGCCGGGGATTCCGAGATCTACGGGGTGGCATTGCTCGTGTCCTATCGAGGGTGTAGGGGGTGCGGGGGAATGAACATAAGTGGACCCCTGCGGGGCAGAGAGTTCTGGCTGATCCCTCTCCCCGGTTTGCCCTCCCCACCTGCCACCTTGAAACGGGGAAACTTCAATACGTGTAGCCCGCCCTCGAAATGAGAGCGAGCTTGTCCGTAACAAGGCCGATTGATGATCAGTCGCGCGGTCTCGTGGTCCCGTCCCCGTCAGACGTGGTTACTAGCTTTCTTGGGGCTGTTTCTGAGTTGTTTCGGCCAGGCGTAGAAGCAGAGTGAAAGACACTGGCACATATGAAGTTGTGGCCCTCTCGGGGGCGTGTGAGGGGTCAGCTATCACCGCCCAGCGTCGTGGTGTCTAGGTCGGATACCTGATCGTCGGCAGGGGCGTCACAGAGACGCGCAGCGGGCTCGACGGTCAGAAGTGTGCGGGTGATGGTGTTTCCATCGGTCCAGGAGTCGATCACCGGCATGAGAGCGGCGGCAGCACCGGCAGAGCGGGCGCAGGGCCATTCAGGATCACAGAACGGGTGATTGGTGCGGCAGAGCGTCACCTGTAGTTGCTCGTACAGCTCGGCGCGGGTCACTGGTCCTCCTGATCGAGGATTTGCAGCACGCGGGAAAGGAACATCGCGTTAGCGTCCATCGCAGTGACGATCCGGTGAGCGGCGAGTAGAACGGCAGAGCAGACAGCTATGGCGGCGTAGAGCGCCGTGTCAACAGGGTTCGGGTCGGTGGCTACCAGCGCAAACAGGGACAGGGCCATAGCGACGTACAGGTAGCGGGCGGCGGTCACGCTGCGCCCTCGGTCTTACCGGCGCTCTGTGCGGCCTGGTAGGCGTCTACGTCCTCGGGGCTGAACAGGTAGGCACCGGTGCCACCGGGCATCTTGTGTGTATGGCTAATCCGCCCTTGCTCGGCGTACAGGAGCACCGTGCGCCGTGATTTACCTATCAACGTGGCAACCTGCGGCGCGCTTAGCAATTCCTGTGTCATGACCCAAAGATTGGCAGATCTCACAATATTTGGCAAACGTGGCGACGCGGCGTGTCATTGCGCGGACTTCTCGTAATCACTTGATAGTTGCGAAGTATGGCAATAGAATCTCGCTATGAGCATGCAGCCTGATCACGGAATCGTTCTGGAATTCACTATGAGTGACCGGATGCGCAAGGCGCGCGAGCACACCGGCCTGTCTCAGCCTGAGTTCGCTAAGGAACTAGGCGTGTCCCCCGGAACGGTGAGCAACGCCGAGCGCGGCAGCGTTAAGGTCCGCAAGATCACCCTTATGGCGTGGAGTATGCGCACCGGGGTATCTATGAAGTGGCTTGAAACCGGGGCTAATGACGCCTTGAATCCCAGCCCTACACCGGGTCAGGAGAGTGATGCGGAGGGGTTAGACACATCCCCAAAAGCGTAGAATCGTGGACACGATGTCATTTGCAGACGACGCCGCATCCGGCGGATCCTATTTCGACCACGCTGCCACCACTCCGGTGAAACCCACCGCCATGCGAGTGCTCACCGAGGTGATGCCTGCGCTGTCCAATCCTTCCTCGCTGCATGGATCGGGACGCCGCGCGCGGCTGGCCGTGGACTCTGCGCGCGAACAGCTTGCCCGCGCGGTGGGGGCGCACTCTTCGGAGGTCATCTTCACCTCCGGCGGCACCGAGGCGGATAATCTCGCGGTCAAGGGACTCTTCTGGCATCGACGCTCGCAGGACCCCGCTCGGAACCGCATCCTGTTGCCGGGGATCGAGCATCACGCGGTGTTAGAGACTGCTGAGTGGCTCGAGGCCCATGACCAGGCCGAGCTGGGCATGATCGCGGTGGATGAGCACGGCATCGTGGACCTGGCCACGTTCGAAGCGCAGCTCGCGGCAAGTGCTGAGACGGTGGCGTTGGTGACGGTGATGTGGGCCAATAACGAGACCGGGGCGATTCAGCCGGTGGCTCGTATCGGAGAGCTGTGCGCCCGCTACGGCGTTCCGCTGCACACCGATGCCGTCCAGGCGTTGGGGTCTGTGCCCGAGGGTGCCGCCCCGATGAGCTTCCGGGAATCAGGCGCTGCCACGATGGCCATCAGCGGTCATAAGATCGGCGCCCCCGTGGGAGTCGGCGCGCTGTTGGTGCGCCGTGACGTGGTGCTTACCCCGGTGCTCCATGGTGGCG